TACAAAGTTTCTCTCAAAACCATCCGATTTCTTATCCCCATTTTCTTTAAGTGTAGTAAATAGTTCAGATAACGAATTTCTTCAATATAAGCACACTACGTTTATTCAGGATTATACGCCGGATCCCACCACTACAGGGACCCCAAAGTATTATGGTAGCTGGGACGAGAACAGCTTTATTTTGGCCCCCACCCCAGATGCCAATTACACAATGGAGCTACACTATTTTTACCGGCCTCAGTCAATTACGGCCTCCTCCGATGGAACTAGCTGGCTCGGCACAAATGCAGAATTGTGTCTTTTGTACGGCAGCTTGATGGAGGCGTATACCTTTATGAAAGGTGAGACCGAGTTGCTGACACTTTATAACAGTAGGTTCCAGGAATCTATTGAGTGGCTGAAGAATCTGGGAGAAGGAAAGCAGTCGGCAGACCAATATAGGCACGATGTTCTTAGAAAGCAGTCTCGATAATGGGTAAAAGCCTAAAACATTTAAAAGATGCAGAAGTAGCCATTGTCGGTCTTGGCGGCACACAGGGCGCATTTACTTCGTCCGTTGCCAACGGTAAGAGCTATGATGAGGTATGGGCCATCAACTCGATGATGGTTCCCATCAAGCATGACCGCGTTTTTATGATGGACCCGGCATCCCGGTTTCTCGATACGGAAGACGCTGGGCCGCAAACAGAGGCCATGCGACGGGCGCTAGGAGAGCATCCAGGCCCGATATATACTTGCACATTAGACAAAAGAGTTCCTGGGGCCGCGCTCTATCCGCTTGAGAAGGTGGTCAAGGATACGGGACTCTGCTATTTTAACAATACAGTACCTTATGCAATAGCTTTTGCGATTTATCATAAAGTCGCTAAGATTTACCTTTACGGCATAGATTACTCCTATAACTCCAATCTCTTAATGGCAGAAGCGGGTAGAGCTTGCGCGGAGTTTTGGCTTTCGGCGGCTATATCGCGGGGGATAAATGTCGAAGTCGCGTATAATTCAACGCTATTGGACACAAATGTGCCCGATGCAGAGAAGTTATACGGCTACCACAGGCTGGCCGATCCTCTTGTGATGTCTGCGGAAGCCGGTAGCTTAACCGTCTCCAAGCAATCGGAGGCCGCTCCTCCCGAGCCTTCAGATGCTGAGCCCGTGCTGTATGGCCGACACGACAAGGTAGTTAGTTTACGGGAGGCGGGAAATGTTTAAGGTCGAAGCGGCCCTTTCCCCAGGGGCAGTAGAGGTATTCACAACCAATAACAGGGGCTTTTCTGTGGATGAGGCGGCTCAAAGAGCCGTGGATAAGATCCTGTACATAGCGGAAGATGCCCCTGAACCGCTTCGAGAACAGGCACGGGCCTTTAAAAATACAGTGCATGGAGTTATAGTCTCTTATATGCAATTTGCGATAGACCAGGATCGAGCTACTGTTGCGGCCAAGCTACGGGAAGCCGGTTTCCTTGAACTGGCTAATAACTTGAGGAGCCTTTAAAATGGCAATTACAACGGCAATGTGCACTTCCTTCAAGAAGGAGCTTCTTGAAGCCGTGCATAACTTCTTACTTTCTGGCGGGGACACCTTCAAACTGGCCCTGTACGCTATTAGTAGTGGTGGCAAGTCCTCTACTACGGCCACGTTGGGTGCGGCCACTACGGCGCTGACCACCACTGGAGAGGTTGCCTCTAGCGGCACCTACGCTACTGGCGGCGGAAGTTTAACCCGCATTGATCCAACTAGTAGCGGCACGACGGGCTTTACAGATTTTGCGGACATCAGTTTTACAACCGCGACTATCACAGCCAGAGGTGCTTTGATCTATAACGATACAGACTCTGACAAAGCGGTATGTGCGCTAGATTTTGGCGGCAACAAGACCAGCACTGCCGGTACGTTTACGATAGCGTTTCCTGCCGCCGCCGCTAGTACGGCGATTATCCGGATTGCGTAGGGGATAATGCTTTGGCAAACATCACAGGCTGGGGAAGGGGCACCTGGAATGAGGGTGCGTGGAACTCTCCTATTGCCGTCGATGTTACGGGCGTTGCGGGTACGGGCGCGGCTGGCACTGTTACAACCACGGGCACCGCAAGCGTCGTCCCTACGGGCGTTGCGGGTACGGGCGCGGCTGGCACTGTTACAGTCACAGGGACCGCAAGCGTCGTTCCTACGGGCGTTGCGGGTACGGGCGCGGCTGGCACTGTTACAACCACGGGCACCGCAAGCGTCGTCCCTACGGGCGTTGCGGGTACGGGCGCGGCTGGCACTGTTACAGTCACAGGGACCGCAAGCGTCGTCCCTACGGGCGTTGCGGGTACGGGCGCGGCTGGCACTGTTACAGTCACAGGCACAAGCACCCTCACTCTTACGGGCGTGTCGGCCACCAGCTCGGTTGGCACAGTTGTCCCGACCGGGACCGCGTCAGTTACTCTTACGGGCGTTGCAGGAACAGGGGCCATTGGTACGGTCGTTCCGGCGGCGGATGCTGGCGTCACTCTTACGGGTGTCGCGGCCACGGGGAGCGTCGGCACTGTTACAACCACGGGCACCGCAAGCGTCGTCCCTACGGGTGTTGCAGGAACAGGAGCCCTTGGCACAGTTGTCCCGACCGGGACCGCGTCAGTTACTCTCACGGGCGTATCGGCCACCGGCTCGGTTGGCACAGTTGTCCCGACAGCGGGCGCTAAGGTTACAGTCACGGGCGTGTCGGCTACTGGTGCGACGGGGGAAACAAACGTCTGGGGTATTATCGATGCTTCACAAACACCTAGCTGGTCTGCGGTTGATGGCTCACAAACACCTAGCTGGTCTGCGGTTGATGCTTCACAAACCCCCGACTGGACAGATATAGCGGCATAGGAAAAGATCATGGCTTCTACATACACAACCGGCTTTAGCTTAGAAAAAATAGGTTCTGGAGAACAGGCCGGTACTTGGGGTACTACCTCAAACCATAACTGGGACATTGTGGACCGTTTAGCGTCATACAAGGCCATAGCCATAACAACAAATGCAGATACGCATACCCTAACTGTTCGAGAGGCTTCCCCAGGTTCAGGCACGGAGAACCTTCAGGACGGCATGTACCGTATGATTAAATTCACAGGAGCTTTGGATTCAAATTGTACGGTTACAATAGCCCCAAATACGGCGCCAGCCTATTTTATTATTGAAAACGCAACTACTGATTCAGGGTCTAGTGGTCCTTATAGCCTTGTTCTAAGTCAGGGTTCTGGAGCAAATGTCACCGTTCAAAATGGCAAAAACGTCATTGTCTACTGTGATGGAGCCGGGGCCGGTGCAGCAGTTGCTGATGCTCTAGCGGATATTCAGATTGGAACTCTGGAGGTTACCGGGGCTGCGGCTATTGACGGCGTTACAACCCACGGCGGGAATGTTGTCAGCGACACCGACAGTACAGATGATCTCGGAACCACCACGGTACGATGGGCTAACTTATTTGTGGATGGTATCACGGCCACCGATCAGATTACAGCCACCGGATTCACCGGCACCTTAGACGGCATACTCGGTTCCGGCGCGGCAGCGGCTGCTTCAGTGACAACGCTTACCACCAGCGGCATCGTTTCGGTTGACGATACCACCGACAGCACCGGCACCACCAGCGGCTCTATCCATACGGATGGCGGGCTGGGCGTGGCGAAGGATGCGTTTATCGGTGGGGACCTTGCCACGGTCACTGCTGGTACGAGCAATCTTACTCTTGGTGTCAACGCTGGTAACTCAATTGAATCAGGCGGCAACTACAACGTCACCGTAGGCGACGAAGCTGGCACGGCGATAACTACGGGAGATTCTAATGTAGCTGTTGGCTATGCTGCCCTTGATGCCAATACAACGGCGAGTAACAACACTGCTATTGGCTACAATGCTCTGACTACCAACACAGATGCGAGTAACAACACTGCCGTAGGCTACGGTGCATTAGATGCCAATACAACGGCTGCTAATAACACTGCCGTGGGCTATGATGCTCTTGGCGCAAACACTACCGGAGTAGGTTTAACAGCTGTAGGTTCTTATGCTTTAGACGCTAATACCACAGCTAATTATAGTACGGCGGTGGGGCATTTTGCTCTAAGTGCCAACACAGATGGTACTTCTAATACAGCAATTGGCCTTGATGCATTGAAACTCAATACAACAGGCGTTAGTAATGTTGCCTCTGGTGCTAATGCATTAGATGCTAACACGACAGGCGGTTACATGGTCGCCATTGGCCACAATGCTCTTGGTGCCAATACCACTGCTTCTTATAATGTCGGCATCGGCGTGAGTGCTCTGGCTAGTAATACGACGGGTGCTTCTAATTGTGCTTTTGGCTATGCTGCTGGTAATGCACATACAACAGCGAATTATAATAGTCTATTTGGCCACGCAGCCGGTACAGCTATCACAACGGGTTCTAATAATATAGCAATTGGTTATTGTGCTGCGTATGCCACTACCACGGCCGCTAATAATGTAGCGGTGGGCTATGCAGCTATGCTAGCTAATACCACCGGCGCTGCTAATACAGCCGTTGGCAACGGCGCGCTCGATGCAAATACAACGGCGAGTAACAACACTGCCGTAGGCTCTAATGCTTTAGGAGCTAATACAACTGGAACGCCGAATGATGCATTTGGCTTTCAAGCTCTGGTGGCAAATACAACAGGTGCTTCTAATGTAGCTGTCGGCGCTTATTGTCTTGATGCAAATACAACGGCTGGGGGAAATACAGCATTGGGCTATGGTTCTTTAAGCACCACCGTAACTGGGGCGCAAAATACAGCTGTGGGATATCTTGCTCTTAACATGAACACTGACGAACATAATACGGCTGTGGGCTATGCGGCTTTGGAAGATAATAGTTCGGGAGGTTATAACACTGCCGTAGGACACAATGCCCTTCATGCTAATACAACGGCAGATAACAACACTGCTGTGGGATACGCTGCTCTGGGTGCCGATACCACCGGAACATCCAATGTTGCGGTGGGCTATGATGCTCTTACTGCTAATACAACGGCAGTTTCTAACACAGCCGTTGGCACTCTTGCGTTAACTGCTAATACTACCGGTACTCGAAATACTGCAATGGGTCATGCTGCTGGTGACGCCCTAACAACGGGAACTTATTGCACAGCAATTGGCTACAACGCATTAAGTTCCGCCACAACTGTAGGCTATCATACATGCGTTGGCGATTATGCCGGTTATGCAATTACAAGCGGATCAAATCAAACCTTTATTGGTCAAGGTTGTGGGCAAGCAACAACGACAGGCGCTTACAATGTAGGTGTGGGTCATGCAGCACTTCAAACAAATATATCTGGTGCTTACAGTACTGCCGTAGGCACATATGCTCTTCAAAATGCCACTGCGAGCAATAATACAGCCGTAGGTTATGTAGCAGGCAATGCGATCTCTTCTGGTGCCAGTAATGTAATGATAGGGACATATGCTGGTGATGCCGTTACGACTGGTGGCAGTAATGTGGCGATTGGCGTTAATGCATTAGGCGTTGCTACTACTGGCGTGAGTAATGCAGTGGCTATCGGTACTAGTGCTCTAGCTGCGAACACACATAGCGGAAGCGGAACAACTCCTTGTATTGCAATAGGATTTAATGCGTTAGCAGCCGATACAGAAGGAATCAATAATATTGCGGTAGGTGCTTTTTGCTTGGACACCAATACGACTGGTGACAGTAATGTAGCGATAGGCCCTAGTGCTTTAACTTCCAATACTACGGCGGATAGTAATACAGCCGTTGGTAATGCTGCTCTTCCAGCGAATACGACGGGATCCAGCAATATAGCAATTGGCCAGTCGGCTTTATATGCAAATACAACAGCAGGTAATAATTGCATTATCGGCGCTGGTTCTGGGACAACAATTACTACTGGGGGATATAATGTAGCTTTAGGTGCAGCCAATTGGAACGCTACACTTACCGATGGCACTTATAACATCTGCATTGGCTCAAATAATGATGCTTCGGCTTCTGATATTACTCATGCCATTGTAATTGCCGCTAACAACGCAACTGATAAGGGTTCTTCAACTGGTTTTATGGCGGCTGGTAGCGGGGCAAATTACGCCGGTAATAATAGTGCCAGCTGGTCTACAACATCTGATAGACGTATTAAGAAAGATATCAAGTCGAGTCCCAAGGGTCTCAAGGAGATCAATCAATTAGTTCCGTGTACCTTCTACTACAAGTCGGATGAAGAGCTAAATGAAATCCCTGAGTTCAAGGGCTGTAGAGAAGGTCTTCCGCAAGATGTTTTGACTACCAGTGCCATTGCTCAAGATGTTCAGGAAGTTTTCCCGGAAGCCGTAACAGAGCGGAATGACTATGGGATGCTTTCGGTGAATAACGATCCTATTACTTGGGCAATGGTCAATGCGATCAAGGAACTATCTGCTGAAATCGATGAACTGAAGAAATGGAAAGAGGATCATGGCTGAGAACGAACCGAATGTCGTTAGCATCAACGGCACCGAATACAACCCGTCTGATCTGACGGATCAGCAAAAATATTGGATCGCGCAGGTGCAAGACCTTCAACAGAAGCGCCGAGCGGCGCAATTCCAGCTCGACCAAATCACCGTAGCGGCAGACTCGTTTATGAACGCATTGATTAAGAGTCTGTCTGAAGAAACCGAAAAGGAGATGTTAAATGTCTGATGTACTTACTGCCGAAGAAATTGCGGGTCATTTTTCTGCGATGGATGACAGTGTTAACCTGATCAATGCCACCGTGGCCGATGACACTGAAGCGTTGGATATGTTCGGGAGTGCAGCAGAGGTCAAGTTGATGGTCACTCGGAACACGGACCATCTTGAAATTCAAGCTGCTAAGGACTGGTACAGCGAGTCCAGCAACAACAAGTCGTCCTATGACGCAGCCGTGGCTGCGGGCAAGGCGTATGTGGCTGGCTAAGTAGCATGGTTCGTGAGGCGTATATCGCCGTGGCGCTGCTCGCGCTGTTTCTAGCTTTGTGTGGGCTGTTGGGAAGCGCCGCCTCTATCTTACAGGTAGATGGATATATACAGGAAATGTGATGCCTTTGACAAAGAATATTGCCATGATTGCAGTGGCGGCCATTACAGGGTTCAGTCCGATGGGCGTCATGCTGGTGCAAAATCATCTGGAACGACAAGAGTTGGCATCAGGCGAAATCAACCAAACTGTGCTATTAAATCATTCGCTTTTTACCCACGCAGACACTTGGCTGCAACTCGTCATTCCACAACTGGATGTAACAGCAACGGCTAAGAAGTTCCTAACGATTAAGTTCGCCGCTTT